CACTTACAAAAAAGGCATCGAGCTTTTAGGCATGAATTACGAAGAGCGTTCCCAACCTTTTGAGGGAGCTTCTGGCGTTGTGCATCCTTTGCTTGCGGAATCTGTTACTCAGTTTCAGGCGCAGGCTTATCGTGAGCTATTGCCTGCTGGTGGCCCTGTGCGGACACAAGTTATAGGCGAAGAGACAACTGAGAAGTTGCAGCAGGCTGACCGTGTAAAAAACTACATGAACTATCAGATTACCTATGAGATGGAAGAGTACGACCCTGAGTTAGACCAGATGTTGTTCTATCTACCCATAATAGGTAGCACCTTTAAGAAGATTTATTTTGACCCCTTGCTTCAGAGAGCCGCGTCTAAGTTTGTTCACGCTGAAGATTTGGTTGTTCCTTACACCGCGACAGATTTAGCGTCTGCTTCTAGAATTACGCATATCGTTAAAATGGACAAGAATGAGGTAAGAAAGCTTCAGCTAAATGGTTTTTATTCTGACATAGATTTGCCGGGTGATGGGTATTCTGAAGAAGATTATTCAGAAATCAAAGATACCATTGACGAGGTTCAGGGTATCAGTCCTTCAGGAACTAACGAAGACATAACTCTTTACGAGGTGCATACAAACTTGGATTTGCCTGGGTTTGAAGATATGGATATGGAGGGCGAAGAAACAGGCCTGAAGATTCCGTACATTGTTACTATTTGCGAAAAGAACGGCAAAGTATTGTCCATTCGCCGTAATTACGAGCAATCAGACCCTATGCGCCGTGCCAAGCCTTACTTTGTGCATTATAAATTCTTGCCTGGTTTGGGCTTCTACGGTTTTGGGTTGACGCACATGATTGGCGGCTTGTCTTTGGCGGCAACCAGCTTGTTAAGGCAGCTTATTGACGCTGGCACCCTGTCCAACCTTCCCGCTGGCTTCAAGGCTCGCGGCGCTCGCATTCGTGATGAAGATGAGCCACTAAATCCAGGTGAGTTTCGTGATATTGATGTCGCTGGTATGGATATTCGTCAGTCTTTGATGACGCTGCCGTTTAAAGAGCCATCACAGACGCTATACGCGCTCCTAGGGACGCTTGTAGACTCTGGACGTAGGTTTGCGTCTATGGCTGATATGAAGGTGGCGGAGATGGGCGGAGAAACGCCTGTAGGCACTACTATGGCTATTATGGAGCGCGGCACAAAGGTTATGTCCGCAATTCACAAGCGTCTTCATTACTCGCAAAAGGTAGAGTTTAAGCTTCTCTCTAATGTTTTTGCCAGATTTATGGCGCCTATGTACCCTTATGCAGTTCCAGGGGCTCCTCCTGAAATAAAAGTAACTGATTTTGACCAGCGCATTGACGTAATGCCAGTGTCCGACCCGAACATTTTTTCTATGTCGCAGCGTATCGCTTTAGCGCAGACAGAATTACAGTTAGTTCAGTCAAACCCTGAAATACACGGTAATGAACGTGGATTATATCAGGCTTATCGCAAAATGTACGAAGCATTAGGAGTTACCAATGTTGATGCCATACTCCCTCCACCACCTGTGCCGCAACCTACAAATCCAGCTAAAGAGAACCAAGAGGCTATGCGCGGTAAGCCTCTACAAGCTTTTGCAGAACAGAATCATCAGGCGCATATCGAGGCGCACCTCGCAATTATTGCAACACCTGTGGCACAGGCTAACGCAGCTATAGTGATGACCTTGCAGGGTCACATTCAAGAGCACCTTGGATTTATGGCTGAAGCTATGGCGCAAGAAGAGATTATGGCTAGCGTTTCTCAAGAACAGATGATGCAGTTGCAGTCTTCTCCAGAGGGAATGCAGGCCGTTCAGGCTGATATAGCTTCTCGTGCGGCGGAGTTGGTTGGGGAACTAACTGAGCAATATGCTCAAGCGGTTGCTCCGCCACAGCAAACAGACCCTCTCGTGGCTATTCGCCAGCAAGAATTAGCTCTTCGTGGGGCTGACATTGAGCGCAAGACTAAAGAGGCGGAAGACAAGGCTCAGTTTGAGCGTGAAAAAGAATTGAATGACCAGATGGAAGCTGCGGCTCGCATTAACATTCAAAAGGAAGCTCTGGACGAAAAAACCAGAGTTGCAGAAGAGCGCATTCAAACGCAGAGAGACATTGCGGCGCTCAATAACATGACGAAGGGGCAATAAGATGTCAGCAAGTTCATTAAACCGCAAAGTTGCAGAAATAGAAAAAGCCAAAAAAGTGGAGCGTAGAAATGCCGCTATTAAAAGGTACGAGTCAGAAAACAATATCGTCAAACATGTCGAAGTTGAAGAGCGGGGGGTACCCGCAGAGACAATCAGTGGCGATAGCGTTATCGACAGCGGGGAAATCAAAGCAAAGCCCAAAAAGCTCGCAAAAAAGTCCGCAAGCCCTAAAAAAGGGCGGAGTGGTAAAAGGGTTTTCTCCGATAGCTAGGCCTCAGAGATTTCAGGGTGTGTTCTAATGAGCGCAGAAGATGTAGCAAGAAAGCTATTAGAGCTAAAGATACTGCCACGTTTTATGATGCTGTGCATGACAGGCGTTTACATTAGATGCATTGAATGGGCGCTTAGCCAGCCAGATTTAACAACACAGCAGGCTTCGCTAATTTCAGTGGTAACTGGTGCCATGACAGGCTCGCTAGCCGTTTGGTTAAACTCAGAGCAGTAAATGGCTACTAAGCTTAATGAGAACACAGAGGTAGCACTGCCGCTACGCAACATCATCAGCATGGTTGCGGCGGCTAGTCTGGCAACGTGGGCTTATTTCGGCATCATTGAAAGGCTCAACCAAATCGAAACCAATATCACAATGATGGGAAGTGATTTGGAGCAGAACACAGACTTTCGTATTAAGTGGCCTCGTGGTGAGATGGGTTCTTTGCCAGCAGATTCAGAACAATTTATGCTAATAGAGCATATCGCGGGAGAACTAGAGAAACTGGCGACAGAGATAGAAGAGGGCCGTGCGCCTTATGACCAACAACAAAAATTAACTCTAGAGTTTTATGAAAAACGTATTTCTGGATTAGAGGCTAAAATAGAGAAGTTGCGTAATGGGAGCCATTGAAACATCTATAATATTAATATTGTATATGTCAGGGTCTATCATGGAACATGTGGGCTATGATAATATAGCTATGTGTCTAAGGGCTAAAAGACATATTGAGCGCACTGGCTGGAAAGACAGTGAAAACAAAAGGTACTCTTGCGAGAAAAGAACTGTTGAACTGAAGGAGGGGGTAGACGGCAAGCCGTATGTATTAAAAATAGTGGAGTAAAAAAATGGACCCGATATCAGCTATTGCGATTGCCACCAGTAGTTTTGCCGCGCTGAAAAAAGGGTTCTCTTTGTCTAAAGATGTCTACACTATGGCAAACGATATCGGCAAATTTATGGATGCCATTGATTCCGTTAAAAATGTTCATAAAGAAGAAAAGAAAAAGTACGGGAGCGTAGGAGAGGAAGCCTTAAAAAGCTTTGTTGCCCATAAAAAAGCTCAAGAAATGGAAAATGAGTTAAGAAACTTTCTGATAGCTAATTATGGATTTAATGCTTGGCAAGATGTTTTAAGAATACAAGCTAAGATAAGAAAAGAAAGAATAGCTATGAGGGAAAGAAGAAGAAGGCAAATACAGCAAGCAGTAGAAATAGCTTTCTTAATTCTTGTCGGTTGTGTAGGGTTAACTGGCATATATTTATTCGCCATGTATTTAAAAGGTTAGGAGGGGATTATGTTACAAGCATTAATAGGCCCAGCCACAGAGCTGATTGGCAAGTTCGTTGAAGACAAAGACCAAAAAAATAAATTGGCGCATGAAATCGCCACTATGGCAGAAAAACATGCTCAAGAGCTGGCGAAAGGCCAAATGGCTGTTAACGCTGAAGAGGCAAAGCACCGAAACATCTTTGTAGCTGGCTGGAGGCCGTTTATTGGCTGGTCCTGTGGCGTTGCCTTATTCGCTCATTTTATTTTATTTCCTACCGCAGATGTTGTAACTGCTTACATGGGGTACCCGCCCGTTTCATACCCGGCATTTGATATGGACAGCTTAATGACTATATTATTAGGGATGCTTGGATTGGGCGGAATGAGGTCATTCGAAAAGTATAAAAAACTTACGAAGTAATTCGCGCCTGGAGGGGTCATGGACGCAATAGCACTAACAGAATATTTATTAAAGAACATCCGACAGCAGAAGGATGACTATGCAACTATGCTGTCGAATGGTGCGGTAGAAAACATGGAAAACTACCGCTTCATAGTAGGTCAAATACGCGGACTGACTTACTG